ATTTGTTTCATTTAAAATTTTAAGACCAAATGCTTTTATATTAAGAGATGCATTGTAATCTCTATCTATGACCAAATTACAAGAAGGACAGAGATAAGTTCTCAGAGACAAATCCATTTTCTGTTTATTGCCACAAGACGAACATATCTGACTTGAAGGAGCAAATCTCGGTATTTTAATTAGTTCCCCTCCGCACCAATCCAGTTTATAGGTCAAATATGTAATGAACTGACTCCATCCCTGATCACTTATTGCTTTTGACAAGCATCTATTTTTACTCATATTTTTAACTGCTAGGTCTTCACATATAACAATCACATTCTCATTGGCTATCTGAGAACTCAATTTGTGGAGAAAATCCTTTCTTTGAAACCTTACTTTTCTATGTTGTTTTGCTAATACTATTCGTGCTTTGTTTTGATTATTACTTCCTTTCTTTTTATTAGAGTATTGCCTTGCATATCTTTTTAATTTCTTCTCTGACTTCTTGAGATATTTTGGTGAGTCCACAACAACTCCGTTGCTGTCAACTATGAAGTTAGTAATACCCAAATCAATTCCTGTTATATCATTTTCAATGGATTTTACTTCTTTGGGCGATGGAACAAAATCTATATCGCAGAGACACGAAACATACCATTGATCTACGTCTTTGGTTATTGTAACTGATTTAAGTTTTCCTTGTAGTTCTCTGTGTCTAATCCATTTCACTTCACCTAATTTGGGTATTTTGATAAATTTAGAACCTGTTTTTATTTGATCATATTGTTGAGGTATTTTAATTCCTTGTTGTTTTCCGCTTTTCTTTTTGAATTTTGGAAACCCAAGTTTTCGCTTGTAACAATTTCTAAGTGCTCCATCCATTTGTAGAGCGATTTGTTGTAAACTTTGACTTGGAGCAGAAATCCATTTGTGTTCTTGTTTTAATATCGGTAAAGCATTTGCCATTTCAAATTTAAAATTGAATTTCTTTTCTAATTCATATCTCTTAATATTTCCATCAAGAAATTGATTCCAAATAAATCGCAGTTGTCCTTGCCATTCGTTCAAGATTTTATCTTGTTCTTTGGTTGGATATACCCGATATTTAAATGCTTTGTGCATATATCTATTTATACATTTTATTTTGTTTTTATATAAATGCCAAATGTTTATTTTGGTTTGGGAACAGAAAATTCATCCGTATTTTCTTTTCTGAAAAGATAAATATCAACAGGAGTAAATCAATAAAATGACAAAACGTTCGCAACAATTCCCAGTTGTGGGTTCCTCCACTATTCCAACTGGACCTCTAAAGACATTACAACAAAAAATGGAACCTGAACCCCAAACTAATCCATTGGCGGCTTTTTTCAGAAAAAATAAACTTTCTTTAACTCTTCCAAGTCATGGAAATTGGTATCCAAAAAATAGCTTGACTTTTAATATATCTGGGCAACTTCCAGTATTTGCAATGAATGCGTCCGATGACATGAAATTTAGAACCGGTGATGCAACAATGACCGGAAAAAATATATATGAGGTTATTCAAAGTTGTATTCCAAATATTCAACAACCAGATCAAATTCCTAATATTGATATTGATGCAATTTTATTGGCTATACGTGTTGCAAGCTATGGATCAAATTTTGATTTTGTTGTCAGTGTTCCAAAAACAACGCTCACTCGAACTATACAAATAGATGCAAATGATCTTCTTCGTGATATTGCCAACAGAACAGATCATTGGGATGAAGAAATAAATATTGAGGATGAAACGGGTCAAGTTTTATCTCTTTTAGTTCAACCAATCCCAATGAAAAACCTATTTGATACATCTAAAAACATTTTTATGCTTCGTAAATCACTAACAAAAAATTTTGATCAAGATGAAAACATTAAAGATGAAGGCGCTTTTTCAAATAATATGAATTCTTTAACTATTAGTGCTATTGACTTGTTATGTTCCAGTATTAAAAAATTATCAATCATTGATTCATCCGGTAATACAATATTAAATTTATCATCGGAAAACCTACAAGATTCTTTGCAAATAAAACAAACCATTCATCAAATTGATATCGCATATTTTAATTCAATTAGAGATCATATTGATATGCAGCGTAAAAAATATGTATTTATGTCATCGGAACAAATCAGCACAGAAGCAGAAATAAACGCCGGTGCTCCAGAAAAATGGACAACTGAATTAACTTTTATGGGAAGTAATTTTCTACCTGAAACAAAAACACTCATGAGTTAATATGAATAAACCATTTTTTAGTCGGCCAGTAATATATACATCTTTGTTAACTGAACAAGAAACAGGTATAATTGGTAATCATGCAATTTTTGCAAATGTTATAGCAGATGAATTCACTATTAGAACACCAGATGCATTGATGTCTGGACTTGCTACAGAATTGATTATTAAAAGTTCATGTCCAGATTTAATAAATCCAGATAAACTTTTATTATGTGATATTCAACATATATTAGCAAGTATAAAAATAGCATCTTATGGAAATGAATTAGAGGTTATGTTACAGTGTCCACAATGCAAAGAACATGATCCATATGAAATTAATTTACAGGCAAATCTTCCAAACATAAGCGTTAAAAAATGGTTTCAACCTCTCACTATCGATAAACTAACATTTTCGTTTCGTTCTCCGACATATAAAGAATATACAGCATTTTCTATTTCCAATTTTAGAATTTTAAAACAATTGTATTTTATTTCCCATTGTGAATCTCCAGAAGAATATAGTTCTACTATGGAATTTTTGTTGGATCAAAAATCAAAACTAACTACTCTCTTTTATGCCAATTGTTTGAATACTATTACTATAGAAAACCACGATATTATAACCAATAATCAATTCATAACAGAATGGTTCAATCAATGTGATATTTCTATTCAACGCAAATTAGTAGAATACATTGAATCTGCTATAAAAGAATCATATCTTAATGATTTTTCAATTACATGCTCTGAATGTCAACACAATTTTATAGTTCCAATTGATCTAGATGTATGTTCACAATTTAGACAAAGACTAATACCGGCATCAGACGAAGAAATTATAGGTATAATCAAAAAAATGGGAGATGAAACTAAAGAACTATCAAACGATCTTCTGAAAATGTGTTGGTTTATGCGAGGAAGTATTTCGTATAGTGAAGCCTACTCCCTCACATTACATGATCGTCAATGTATTGCTAAAATAATTGAAGAAAATATAAACATCACAAAAGAATCTGGAATGCCATTTGTGTAATTCCATATATGAATTCCTACACAAACAAGAAACCTAGCCATGGCTAGGTTTCTTTTATAGTTAAATTTATTTCTTTACTGTTTTCAATTTCAACCCAGTTCCTATAGGTCTTCCTGCCTTCCGCTTGGCAAGCGGCGGGTAAAGTAATTCTGCTTTCTCAGCAAGAATCTTTGCCTGTTGAAGAAGTTGACAAGCAACCGATCTAAGATTTTCACCTTGTGCTTTCAAATCATCGCTTGCTTGTTGAGGACTAATATTAGCTAATTGTTTAACACGTTCTACTTCATGATCAGCTACTACTGGTGCAAATGCCACTGGATCAACCAACATTTTTTGATTTTTATTTTGTTCTGGCTGTGGAGAAACCAAAGATTGACTGGATTTGGTCTTACTATGTAATCCTTTATTTTCATCCAATTCCTTCATTTTCTTAGCAGCATCGCCGCCTTCCTCAATCTTCTTGAGATACTCATTAAGATCATTCAATTTCATTTTATTGGAATTTTGGAATCCATAAGGTGTAGCAAACACTTGATTACAAGGAACTTTTTTGAGATGTCCCTCTGTGTAAAGAACGCGAGCAAGGTTTCGGTTGTCATCAAGCGTGACGCCTTCCAATGCAGTAGCTAAATCTTTTGCTTCTTGTCCAGCAGTGCTATTGAGAACATTTTGAACTGCCTGATAATATCTAGGTGGAACTTTCTGATCTACTAAAACTAAACACATATGCTCCTCATTTGGCATTTGATGTAAAACTATAGTAATATGCTGTGCATTATATAATCCGATATGTTTCATCATAAAATTAATTCTCCTTTTCTGTTACAACTTTATTTAGCACGAAAAAAAGAAATTAGGCAATTATAATTCAATAATTAATTTATTTTTATGGTTTTCTGTTCTGAACGACTAAATAATAATGTAGTTCGCGGTGTAGGAACCCAACTACTCTATCATTTGGAGGAAACGACAGCTTATGCGTATTTATACCACAGAAAAATTCATTCAAAGAGCACAATTTATACATGGTGATTTATATGACTATTCTGAAGTTGAATATGATAGATCAAATAAAAAAGTTAAAATTACATGTCGTAAACATAATATAATTTTTAAACAAACTCCCCATGATCATTTAAATTATCATGGTTGTCCTATTTGTGGGAAGGAAAAGGCTAGGTTGAACACTACAAAAACTACTGAAACATTTATTTCAAAAGCAAATATCATTCATAATTTTAAATATTCGTATAAAAAAGCTGTATATTCTGGAGTTTATAAATTAATTTGTATTACCTGCCCAATTCATGGAGATTTTTTGCAAATCCCAAACTGTCATTTAAATGGTAATGGCTGTTCTTTTTGTGGGAGAGAATCGCAACGATTGCATAGAGTAAAATCAAAAGAACAGTTTGTTGTGGATGCAATAAAAATTCATGGAATATGGTTTGATTATAATGAATCTGTTTATATACGAGGTCGCACCAAAATAAAAATAAAATGTCCAATACATGGTTTTTTCAAACAATCACCCGCTAATCATTTAAATGGAAATGGATGCCCAAATTGTTTTGTTAGTCGTGGTGAAAAAGCAATATATAAAATACTTGAAAATTTACATATGATTTTTGAAACACAAACAACAATAAATGAATGTCGTAATAAACGAGTTCTTCCGTTTGATTTTGGTGTATTTGATAAAAATAATAAATTATATGGTTTGATAGAATATCAAGGAGAACAACATTATGATTCTGTTCCATATTGGGGTGGTGAAGAAACTTTTATAGAACTTCAAAAGAGGGACAAAATTAAACAAGAATATTGTCAGAAAAACAACATTCCATTGCTTATAATTCCATATTGGTATTTTTCAAAAATAGAAGAATTGGTGGCCAATTTCACACTTGATCTTAAACAAAAGAAAAGGTCTGCCGAAACAGACCTTTAAAAGATTTCAAATATTACATATCAGTTGTTTAATGAAAAGTTAATTCTCATCATCGAAATAGGCATGGGTTCCAAACGGGGGAACAACATTCGATCCCTTAATTACCCACACTGTAGGACAATAGTTCTCATCACCGAAATCACCGACATACCCGTCTGTAAAAACTACCAACTTCAAAGGAATAAAATTCTCATCCTTCATATACCGGAATATTGCGCCACCGTCGGTTCCACCACCACCCTTGGCTTCATAAGTCCGAATATCTTCGCCATTGTCGCTACTAAACGTTCTGTCAGAATAGCAACGAGTATCAAAACAAAACACTCGAATCTCATACATTGGATACTGATCCATAATTCCCTTAATCTCAGACAAGAATTCCTGAACCATTTCGTTAGAAATGCTACCACTCATATCCAATGCAACTGCAATATTAAGCATTGGTTCTTCGGTCATACCGGGAAGAATTGCATCAAGATGCCATCCCTTACGATTCACCCGAAGAAAACTATAATCAGCAGGAACAATGCTATTCAACTGACTTTGCAACAGCGTCTTCCAATCCATCTTCGGAGCAAGAAGTTCGTTAACAAGGCGTTGAACACCAGATGGTAATTTTCCAATACCAACCATCTGCGCACTGCTAATAATTTGCTGCTTGAGGTCTGCCTTTAGCTGCTTGCGATCTTCCTCAGACATTTTTGCAGGGCCATCGGGACTTGGTTTAGACGTTCCAGATGATGGTCCTTCATTCTCGCTTGATACACTCTTACCAGTCAAATGCTCATCAAGCATCTTGTCAATCATTTCTTCAAGTGACTTACCAGAATTTGGATTATTCTTCTGCTGTTTCAGCAAATCTTCATAAACCTTTTCACTATTCCAACCGCGATACTTTATATCGTGCAAACCCGGAACAGTTGTTGGAAACGTTCCAACATTTACCTGCTTCAATTCATCGTTGACAACATAATCAGCGGCACAATTATACAATTGCTGATCAAGTCCCTTACCTCTATCCAAATGTCCATAAACCATATGGAGAATTTCGTGGGCAAAAACAAAAACCAATTCGTCCAATTCCAAAGCATCAACAAATGCATGATTGAAATACATATACTTGCCATCAACGGCCATAGTAGGAAGCCATTTGTCAGCCGCGAAAATCTGGAGACGTGTTACCAAAGTTCCAAAAAATGGTTGCTGAAAAAGCATCTTGACACGAGCCTTGATGATTTTGGTTTCTACGCGCTTTGCCAAATCCTTTGGAATCGGCTTATCGGTAAGACGCATAGCCTTTTCCTCTTTTGAGGACTTTTTTGCAATGGTTGCGAGATGTAGAACTTCATTTCTCATACTCTTAGTATACCAACTTTCATTCAAAATGTCAATAAAAACTTTTACTATTCTTTAATAAGCGGAAATACCCTGTCAGAAATTGCTGACCAATTTTGCAAACTTGTCATTTCAATTACACCCCGAAGATTATAGATAATCACCGCTTTATGCATTGCTGCTATAATAATTTCCGGTGAAACAGCATTTAGAATGAATGACATAAAGGAGTCAAACATATTTGATAGAATTTGCTGGTTTTCTTTTGTATTCCACTCTCGAATTACCGTATAATTATAATTATGATTATGAAACGGTTTATCCAATACATAACTATTTTCTAGAAAATAATCGTTCATTTCTTCAATCTTGCCAAAAATATCATTGGGCAAAATTGTAGTGGTTATTAGCGTTTTGTATTGATCCCCTGTCATAATTTTCACCTTTCAAATTTGACTACAAGATTAGTATATCAAATTTTGGTTCATTTGTCAACAATTTAATTAAAAACACACTTGGATACAGTAAATGATCTTATTCTTCAAAATATGTTAAAATTTGTATTTTTGACCCTTTAGAATCAATAGGTTGTATAGTGTCCAGAAACGATTAGAGAATAAATAATGTGAATAGGTGAGTGGACAATTACCAAAAGTTCTCACCTATTCACATTAGTTTATTTTACACTCTACGTTTCCTTCATGTATGGGAAGTAGCTCTCACACATCTTCGGCCAAGTTTTCAACTTCGTCATATCCGTAGACTGAGAGAAGTAGTAGTTTGAAACCGCCATACGCATTGCCATGATCCCGATTTCCAGAGAAATCTGTGTGATAATGAAGGTGTTGAACGTATCGAACATACGTAGCCAGTTTTCCTGCAACTTATCGGAATTCCACTTGCGCTGCTGAACCTTCTTATTGTTACCAACAACTGCATATGAATCAAGGAGCACACTGTTGTTGTGCCAATAATCGCGCATCTCATACAACATGCTGATAATAAGCTGATAATGAGCGGAAATCTCACGAGTCTTGATTTCCTTTACCTTACCGCTCAGAACATCGGCTGGCTTAGGAAGATTCTTCCCAACCTTGAGATAATTCATAAACTTCGTGGCTTCACCGGAACCAACCGCAGAACCAACCAAATCACGAATTTCACTATCGGTCATTGGGTTTGCCTCAGTATTCGTCTGCAACAGCTTGCTTACAAACTCCCAAGAACGCGGAGTCGGAAAACTCTTGCTGACACTATTCGGATCAAAATCGAACAATGAAGACTTGAAAGTGCTGAGATAAGCAACAACATCCGAATTGATGGCCTGTTCCAATGCCCAATCCAACCAAGAATTATAGTCAACCTTGAGGTCAAAGTGGAGAAGACGATTGGCAAGAGGCGTAGCAAGACGATAAGTGACTCCGCGATCCGACTCACGATTACCAGCCGCAAAAACAACCACGTTATCCGGCAACTTATAATCACCGCAACGGCGATCCAGAACCAATTCATAAGCCGCTGCCTGAACTGCTGGCGGTGCACTATTCATCTCGTCAAGAAACAGAACAATAAGCGGATACTTCTTCGCCAATTCCTCTGACGGAAGGCGAGATGGAGGCGCAAAACGCATTGTGTTGGTTGTATGGTCGAAATATGGAATACCGATAATATCGGTTGGAGACATTTGGCTAAGGCGCATATCGACGCAGATACCACCGTGTGACTTGGCCAAAGCATTGATAATCGAGGACTTCCCAACACCGGGGCCAGCCCAAAGAAATGCAGGAAGTTTAACCATCATACACCGCTGCAAACGAGGAATAACCTCATTAATTGTTAGAGGTTCAGTCATATCGATCTTGTTTCCAGTCGCCATTTCGTATTTTTCCTTTCTGATTTTTCCTACTCTTTTATTATCGCTTATTTAGATTTGTTTGTAAACTGTGGAAATGTGGAAATCTTTCTTTTGTTGAGAAAGGCACACTCTGGTGTGCTCCATATGCTATGTTTTGCAGGTTAGATCGGCATTGACCGATTACCATTCCTCATCAACATATATAGAATACCAAACTTTGATTCATTTGTCAAGACAATAATTTGGCCATCATTTGAACAGATATTGTTGGTTTCTTGATAAATCGAATGACATTACCATTTTGATTAACCGCCGCCAGTTGAACATCTTCGCTTGGGTTTTTGATATATTGAATGGCATAACCATCTTGATTAACCGCCGCCAGTTGAACATCTTCGCTTGGGTTTTCAATATAATCGATGGCAGAACCATCTTGATTAAGAGCCGCCAATTGCACTTTTTCGCTTGGATTCTCGATGTATCTAATGGCATAATAATTTTGTTTAACAGCAGCCAATTGCTCTGATTCTAACATCGAATTGTAATCTTTTTCATTCATAAATCTAGTATATCAGAATTTGGTTTGTTTGTCAAATATTATTTAAGAATCATTGTCATTATATTTAAAATCGGTATCTAATGAATCGCTCTTAAATTTATAGAATATTATCTCAAAATCAGGAATATCAGCAGGAACATCTCCCTTAAAATTTTTGGCAACACTGATATGTGGTATAAATGTTGGATAATCCGATTTAGCTCCCATTTTAATAGTCTCTTTAAATAATTTTACAGCTTTTGGACAGGTTAAAACAGCAACTAATAATTTATCATCACCAAAAATTTTCCATTCTTTAAATTTTGCTTTGATTGGAAAATTTATTGATATATCTGATACATTTGGAACAGGTGTAGTCGAATAAACTACAGTGCAATGATATTCTTTTGCCGGAATTTTTCTTGCTATATTATGTTCTTCCATCCAAGCATATAATTTCGTTCGACTTTCATTTTTTAATAAAAGCGCAGCATATGTTCCACTTTTATGTTGTTCTGCTTCCATCAAGTATTCACTAAACAATTTCATAAAAACCCCTTTACAAATTGAACTAAATCATTATCCATGAACATAAGCATCATTGCAAGTTCAGGATCGGAAATATAAAAATCATATTGATATGGAGAATCTTTTTTTATTTCCAAATAATATGGACATGGAATACGAGCTAATCCCAAATATACTAAACCAGTCCATGCTGATATTATACAATCATATTTATGAAATTCTATCTGTGCTTCTTTAAATCTTTTAAATCCACAAATGTCTAACCGCAATGATTCTCTTGTATAATTATGCCACAAAATTTTTATTTCTACATCAGGTATTTGTTTACCTAGAACATCAGTATGGTATTTGATTACCATATTTTCCCATTCCGTTTTAGTTAATCTATTTGTCATTTGCTGGATATTTTGCACTTAATAATACAGAAAAATCATTGGCTCGTTCACTTATTTTTTGTAATTCAAATTTACCACATAATTTTAGAAACAATAAACCAATCATTGGGCGATTCAACGAAACACAAGCATTTAAAATAGTTTCATAAATTTTAATTTTTATATTTTCTGGCTGATCTGTCAAATCCACCAATTGTTTATTACGAATATAATCATCATATACTTTGTGTTCATTACCTAAATGATCTGCCCATCGATATTGCATAACTGAACTCCATGCAAATCCATGCTTATATCTATCTTCAAATGCTTCTCGTAATCCAGTTTTATTTTTTGATCCTTTTTCTCGTATACCGGGATAAGCTGAAAATATATTATCAGTTGTGCAACCTCGCATACATTTTTCAAAAACACTCCACTGTGGATCGGGGGCAGGTTTAGGATTCCCAGTTTTCTTTTCTATTATGGCTTTTCCTTTATAATCAACAATTCCAGTTAATGTAGTTGTTGTATCAGTAACACCATTATATAAAATTACATTTGGTGCTAAAAGCTGTTCAAAATCAGCATCACCACTAATAATAATATGTGTATCATTTGGATGAGATTGACAAAATCCCGCCAATAAATCATCGGCTTCAAGACTATCATTTTCAAGAACCGTGCAATTTGTTTTTGTTTTTATAAAATCTTTAAAAATATCAAATGCTTCAAAAAACAAAACATCTTCTGCCATTTCTGTTGGAGTGCGTTTTGCTCTCTTTTCTATTCTATTTGCTTTGTATGGTGCATATATATCTTTGCGCCAATTATTCTTTCCGTCAAATGCAAAAATAATATGATCTGCATTATATGTTCTCCATACCTTGTTCAAACTTGAAAATAAAGTATGTAATAACATTCCTTGTTTTTCAGATTGATCACCGCGAATTGTATATTTGCAACGGTAGAAAATATTACTAGCGTCAAATAATAAAAATTTAGCCATTATGAAATTTCTGTCCTTTCATCATCCAACTGTTTTCTTTGAATTCTTTTGCGGTTATCTGGATCAGCTATTTCATTTTCATACTCACCAGTTATAATACCTGTGCAAATGTTAGCAAACCATTGATCTACCATAGCTTTATCATCTTTTCCTTTATAACCAGCACGTGCCAATTTAATAATAAATTTTTCATTCCAATCCAATTCTATCATTCCCGATGATAAATCATCTGGATCAACATCCAATCTTAAAATTCCAACCCATGGTTCTCCCTTAGCTGTCATTGTATCTTTTTCAGAAATAATTTCAGGAGGAACAATAACTTTCTTATTAAATTTTTTTTGCCAATCGCGTTCAGCTTTAGCAGTTTTTAACGCTTTCAAAAAATCAGAAAAAAATCCCATAACATCTCCTAATACACTTTATTTACTACCCACCCCAAATCAGCTAAATCTTTTTGTATTTCAAGAGTAACTTCTCCTTCTCTAACAAAACCTGTTATATTTTTATCTGGATCATCTGATCTAATACCAGAACAATACCAATCCATATAATTTTCTTTTGTATCCCATGCAGAATTTCTTAAATCAGCAACTAAATGTCCTGCTCCACGCCAACTTGTTCCCCATTCAAATCCTTCTAACATAGAAAGCATATCTTGCTTGCGCCATCCAATATTACAAAGAGCGGCATATAAATTTTGAGCATAACATTCACTACGAACATTATTTCTAATTATTTCGTTGTTAAAAATATCTTCTTTAAGATCAAATTGTGCCATAATTATACCTTTATTGTCTATCTTTCCTACGTTGTAAAATTATAATATCATTTGATTTACCATGGATACGCCAACCAATATACCAAGACATTGGTCCACAAATACCTGCATATATAGCAAGTGTAAGGCGCTTAGTAGTAAAATCATATTCTGTCGTCCACCAAAAAATATACCCACAGACACCTATTGCCCACCACATAAATAAAAATAATATAATACTAAGAAGGCTCATTATTTCTCCTTTGATTATATTGGTTTATCATAAACAATTTTCTTTTCAACAGTAAAACCAGCTAACTTCTGTATTTCTATTTCTGATAACTCATTACCGTCGCCGCTACCAATCAATCTTCCTGCTGGATATATATAATGTTCCATTTCTTCTTCGGTCATTGTATATAAATTATTCTTAGCTAAAGTATGATTAACCGTGTGAATTTTTTCTTTTTCTTCTAAATTATACTTATATTTTGACACTGATGATTCATCATTAATTACTAACGACGAAACAGAACCATCTTCGTTTTTTACTAAGAGTTCTATATTAAATGTTTCTGTATTAAAAAATGTTGCAAATTTTCTCATATTTTATTTACTCCCTGACAAGTTTTCGATTTTTCATAACGACAAATCAATTCAATATTTTCTTTAACTTCCAATAATGATTGACCACATCGTTCAAAATAATAATCTATATCTTCCTTCGTTAATGGTGCGAGATTATTCTCTACCAAAGTTTTATTAATTACACTATATGAGTCTATATCTTTACTTACCAATGGTTCTAAAATTTCAAATTTTAAAACCTGCCCATGTTCAATAAGAACCCACACTTGTGGTATATAATTTGTTGGGTCTAAAACTAAATCAATTTGTCTCATAAATTATTCCTTATTAACAAGAAGCCAAAATTGTATATTGATGAACTGCTTGTCCTGTAGTAACTGTAATTTGCATGACTCCTGCATCTGAAATTTCTAATACCTTATCACCTGTTAATCCAAGAATACCCTGAACATGAGATAATGGCCATTCCCTAACTGTTTTTAACGAACCAGTAACTCCACTTTGAAATACAAATTCTCCGCTATGTGTGCTATGGTCTCCCAATGAAAAAACAAGATTGTGATTATCTACTCCTGCATGAAAATTTCCAATTGAATTACCTGCGGCCTGAGATTGAAACTTCAAACGTTGAATGGCACTTACTGTTGGTTGAATAGATATATCCCATGAAATATTCTTTCGTGTCTTGGGTGGCAATTGAATTTCAACTACATCCTTGCTCATGAAACGATATTCATTTTTAAAATCTTTATTTGCATTTGTAAATGTTATTCCAGTTAAAACTTCATTACCATTGACTGTTTGTTTGTTTACAGTAATGATAGCTTTTTCTTTATATTCTGGAATATTAAGAATTGTATTCAATCTGCCAAGATCATGAAGACCAAATGTTCCTTGAAAATCATTTACTGGTTGAACAAACTTAGAATTTAAAACAACCTTTTTATCTACGGCCATTGAATTTAATTCGGTTGAACTAATTGTTCCAGTTACCTTAACTAGTTCAAGAAATCCAAGAGCATGTGTATATGCGAGTATTTCGCGCAATTCATCTATCATTTTATAATTTCCTTTTATATAATTTACGTTTTATAACCTTTTGTCAAAAAATATAAGGTAAGTTGTTCCTCAGAAATTCTAACAAAATTGCGAAGGAAAACTCTTCGTGTAGTTCGTTCTCCAAGTCTCGTAACGTTGGCACAATCATCCAGTTTATCTTTGTCCGTTACTTTAAAAAGTTGAGAAGACTCTCCACCAAAAATATAATCACCAATCTCAATAGTTGTTCCTAAATAATCTTGCATATAAGTATATTAGTTTAAAACAAATAAAAAGTCAAGTATTATTTTCCCCATCCTACTAACAAACCTAAAATTGGTTGGTATCCTGATCCTCCAGAAACCGACGATTTTAGAAAACGAACTGTTGGTATAAGATAAAAATTAGATTTTAAAGAAATGATTACCGCAGTGCCACCGGTCCATTGCCAGCCAGTGTTTGTTCCACTCCAACTTATACCCGCAGTAGTTGGCATAATTAAACTTGCTTTTCCAATAGTGAACATCTTCTGAGCCAAACCTGCTCCAATATTATTAGTTACAGTAAGTGGTTTTATATTGGTCGGAAGCACATCGATAACAGTAAAAGCATAAGTTCCCGGACTTGTAATATAATGGGCATATAAAGCGGTTCCAGCAATATTTGGAGTTGCGTTAAAATTATACGAACTACCAACGGCATATATATTTTTAATCGGTGTTTGCGCTAAAGCAGCATAAGTTACAAAAAATAAAAAAATAAGTGTATAAAATTTCATAATCTCCTCTATTCAAAAAAATCTTCATAAGTATTAATTTTCTTAGTTGCATTTTCTATTGTTTTCCAATTTGGTAATTTACCAAAAAGATTCTCAATCTTTTTTTCTACTACGCTTTTAATCATTGATTCTTCATCAAAGGGTAATACAGTGAACCAATTAGGTAAACTTATTTCATCTGTTGGATATGCAATACTTGTCATTTGATTAATATTATTCTTTAATGGACAAACGACACATTTCATTCCATCAACAATTTTAGTATGAATCTTATCATTATTTATTTCACGAAGTATATTCCAATTTATAGCGGCACGAACATGCCCCGGAACTCTATTACCTTTTCCTTTTTGAATAAGGTCCATATAATTAGTTAAATTATTTACTCGTTTTGGTGTTCCTCTGTCGGATGGCGGTAATGCTTTAAATTTAATTTTAAAATCATTTATCATTTTGATAATATTTTGCTCTGAGCCAGTTGTTAAAAATTCCATAAGAATAGTTTTTAAAAATTTCTGACATACTACTGGTGTATCACTGCGTCTAAGGTCCAATCCCATTGCTTTTAATTTTGGCTCTTTTAAATACTTACCATCTTTCCAATAATTTAAAATTGCATATCTTTTTTTAGTAATATATAATCCGCGATAACCAACACTTTCACAACTTGCCTTAATAAGCGATCCAAATTCTTGTGGACAATTAAACATTTTTTCCATAAGAGTTGGAAAAGACTCGTTAACTTTTTCTCCAATAGCAGTATATAATTGAACCGCTGCCTCTTTATTCCATTCCAATTCTTTACGATCAACCATTGGTTTAATTGTTGTCCATGCACTAAATTGGGTGCTATCAGTATCAGCAGCACAAATTGCTGCGCCTTCGATATTATATTCTCCAGTAATACATTCATTCGCAAAAGAATTAATATGTTTGCAAATAATACGACCCGATAAAGTTACGCTTTGTCCTAATCTTTTATCAAAGAAACGAGAAGCTGGACTTAATAATGCACCATATAAACTATTAAGTTTTATTTTTTCTATATGCTGACGGCGATTAAAAAAAGACTCAATTTTTAAATCTGTGGCTTCTCGTTGTTTCTTTTGAAATTCTTTACGATCTGTATACCAATCCAGTAATAATCCCGGAATAATAGCGTTATGTGCATATGTAAAAATTGTTCCGTTACCACTAAGCATCCAAGGTTGCCCACTATTAAAAATTAAATCATAACATTGATCTGCTGTAACTGTATCATTTTTTCCTGTTTCTTCCCAATCAATAATTAAATCAATACCTTGTTTACGAGCCATAACCGCTTGATACTCATGAGACCCAAATTGATTTTCCCAAGCATGAGCAAATGTCATATTTTGCTTTTTGAATTGTTCTGAAATATAATCATCTGTTAGGGTAGGTCTAATTTGCCCAACAATTGTTTCCAATCCCATATTCAATGCTCTAATAGTGCTTGGGTATAGTGAATTAATATCAATTACTCCAACCCATTCATGTGCTCCGCTTTTTGGCGTTGCAACATATGCTCCTGCGACAGACTCATTACCTTCATATGAATTATTTTTTCTATTTGGAGCAATCTGACCCCTATCATGAATTCTATTGACTATAGCTTGGTCAATAACTGCAACTGTTCCCATGCATGTTGAAAGAAGAGTTGTTGTATCATGGGCCATTCCATTTAATAAATCAATAAACTTCAATTTATCTTCAAGAAGAGATAAAAGTATAACATCTTGCCTGTTATATTCAATAAACTTTTCAAAATCTTCATTATATAATTTATCAAGACTACCGGTATATGGTGTTTTACTTTGACCCAACTCATGTTCTGCAATAGCATTTAAACTATAGCTGTGGCGTTCTTCATAAGTGAACTTAATATAAACTTCCATTAAATCCAAATGAACTCTACCTACTAGTTCATAAGTGGAAATTTCTTTTCCATATTTTTCTACTGTTTTTTCTTTTGGTTTTTCATTCCATAGGCATAGTCTACTTGTATCATCTTTACTCATAATTCTTGTGATTCGATTGATAAGATAAGGAATATCAAAACCAGAACTATTCCATCCACTAATAATATCAGTATCTTCTAATAAATCAAGAATGGCAGAAAGCATATCAACTTCATTTTCAAAAATTATCGTATTTTCAAATTTTGCAGCAATTTCATTTGCTTTTTCTATAGTATATGTTTTGGGTTTAAGAGCTAAAGTAATTAATTCTTTATTCCATTGGTGTTGCATTGTTACTGCGGTAATAGCAGCAAACGGATCATCAATTGGAGCATAACCGCGCACAGAATCAAAATCCACTTCTATATCAAACAAGGTAATATGTAATTCTGGAGCATTTTTGTGACGATAATTTTGAGAAAGACATTTATAAACCAGATTTAAATCACTTTCCCAAACTTTTTTATTACCAAGTCTTGCTAACTCTTTATGAAATTCCGATGATGATCTTGGTGTAATTTTTGTTACAGGAGTATTATATATTGTTTTATATTGACCATTTGGATCATCTACATAAAATGAATAGTCAATTGGATAGCTGTTATAAATGCGTTTGTCATTTATTCTTTCTACAACTTCTATACGTTCTGATTTTTTATTTATTTTTGCACTAATATAACTCATTATATTCCTGTTTTACTTTAATATATAAATTGTGCAGAGCAGTCACAGACTTTAGGGTCTTCTTGGTTATCCCCCGTTCGCAACAGCCGGTTGGCCCTATCAGCGTCTTTACCAATGTATACGCGCATGGAGTCCAACTTGTTATCCGTTCAAAACACACTCTGCACAAACTATTATAATTTAAATTATGTGAACTTCTGGTTAATTCCAGCCCGATTTTACGGCGGAAGGCATATTTTTCCTGCTTTAGTCATTCACATAAACTTGTTATTGGAGCGGGGTGCTAATATCGAAATAGCAACCTCCAGAATTGGTTTCTGGCGCTCGACCATTGAGCTAACCCCGCATTTTTAATTTATTTACTTTTTACCCGCAGCTTGAAGCAAAGCATCAAGGTCATTTAACTCAGCTTCTAATTCAGCATAATTACCTTTGAATGCCGTTTTTATTGCCTTTTTTAATAGACTTGCTGGAATTTGCAATTCCTCTGCCACACTTTTAATTGTATCTGCCATACCGGTTTGTAGTGCCTCGCACTCTTCAAGATTGCGCACACCATCAAAAATAATATCTTGTAATTTATTAATTTCATTTGGTCCTAATGTAGTTATTGCCATTGTTATATTTCTCCTCATTTACGATGATATAGTAATCATTTTCAAATGTCAAGCATAAAATAATATGGCCACTCCGCTCTGGTTAAACCAGTAGTAAGAGTGGCCTTTTCTAATATATGGTATCTATATAAATTGTGTGGAGTTGGATTGGATACCAACAATTTTATCGTTACTCCTCAACGGCGTTCCTTCCGTATTTATGGCGAGTCTTACCTCAAAAGAGTTAAACCTTTAAGACCCAAAACGTGTTCATCCACGCTGCCCACACAAACTTTTAACATTACAAACTACCAACATTCTTTATTCCTTTGTGAATCACCCAATTGCTAAAGCAATTATGGCTTCTTGTTTCATCGACACATGCCTACAAGATTGATTTTTTATCAACGTTGCCCAGTAGTGGTATCTCCACAAGCGTAAATTCGGGACATTCCATCCCTATATTTTCTTGTTACATATGTGATTTGATTATCATCACATTATTATGATACTATATAATTTGTTGTTTGTCAAGGATTAATTTACATAAAATTCATTTGTATTTTCTTTTCTAAGATTGATAAAATTTCAATTGGTGTGTTTCTACACCAAAGAGTCCATATCTTGCCTTATCAGACCAACAATAGTTTGCGTAGCAAAAAACGTATCAACTATTATCCACGTGCCAATAGTGTTTGGTTGTAATGCAGTTAATCTTGGCAATCGGTCTAAACAACTGCACCCAAGATTGCCCTTGCATATCATTCCGATATAACTTCCGCAATCCCTGTATCACGACTCACTCTTTAAAGGATGGCTACCTTTAAGCCGACCTCCCAATTGAAATTATGTTAAAACCAAAACTTATTTGGAATATGTTCTCCCAAATCAACTATACCAAGACCAGCGAGAATACGATTATAAATATCCTTTTTTTCCATCATATAATCATAAT